ACTCGCTTTTAAGGCCTTCTCTCGGTTGCTGGCTCGGCGGGCCAGGCTATACCTGCATGCTTCTCACGATGCGCCATGCGGGGCCCCGCTGAAGCTGATGGCCCAGGATCTCGATTTCGACCTGGCGGCGGGGGAGTTCATCCTGGCACCATCGGAGTACGTAGAGGGGATCTCCGACGTCGCTGTGGAGCAGATGCGTCTGATCTACGGCTGCGCTGACGTGGTGTTGTCAGTCTCCATGGGGGAGGGCTGGGGGTTCTCCACCACGGAGGCCTTCGCGGTCGGCGTGCCGTTCGTCGGCCCTCGTAACAGCGCAACTACTGAGCTCGTGGGGGAGGCCGAGGAGCGGGGTTGGCTCATACGCTGTAGAGGGGAGCAGTTCGCCTATGGCTTTGACTACCACCCGCGCCCCGTGGTGGATGTGAGCGATGCGGCTCGCCGGCTGTGGGAGGCCACGGTCAGCGAGGAGCACCGGCGCGAGCGGGAGATCAAGGTGGCCAGGGCCCTGGAGTGGGTGCGGAGGTACACCTGGGAGGTGCACCGGCGAGCCCTGGTTCTCGCGCTGGAGGGGGTGCTCACGGCGCGGGAGGTGACTGAACAGGCCAGTCAGGGGGTGAATGGTCCATGAGCGACGCGCTATTCCTGGAGCTTGGCAAGGGGAGGGGGAGTTGGAGCTCGCTGTATGGGGATGAGTGGCAGCCTGAGCTGCGCGGGCAGCGAGGGGCTAAGATCTACCGCGAGATGGCGGACACGGACCCGATAGTTGGGGCCATCCTGCTCGCCATACGCAACCTCTGCTTATCCGTCAGCTGGTTCGTCATGTCGTCGAGTCAGGACCGACGCGCCGTCGAGCAGGCCCGCTTCGTGGAGTCCTGCCTGGAGGACATGTCCCTGCCCTGGAAGGCTGTGGTCTCAGATATCCTGTCCTTCCTCATTTATGGCTGGGCATTCTGCGAGGTGGTGTACAAGAGGAGGGGAGGGGCCTCGGACGACCCGGCCCTTCGCAGCCGGTATGACGACGGGAGGATTGGGTGGCGGAAGATTGCACTCCGCGATCAGCTTACCCTTCTGCGCTGGGAGCTTGATGAGTCGGGCGGGCTACGGGCCTTTCACCAGCTCCTGCCGGAGGGAGGGACGGCAGTTATCCCCATCGAGAAGGGGCTGCTCTTTCGTACTGAGAACCGGGGAGGTTCGCCGGAGGGCAGGTCAATCCTTCGGAATGCCTACCGGCCCTGGTACTTCAAACGCCACCTCGAGGTGATAGAAGCGATGGGCATTGAGCGGGATCTCGCCGGCCTACCCGTGGTCTGGGTTCCTGAATCGGTGCTACGAGGGGATACGGAGCAGGACGTCGCCCTCCGCTCGGCCTTCCAGTCGTTGGTATCCGGGCTGCGAAGGGACGCTCAGGAGGGGGTGGTTATGCCGCTCGCCTATGACCTGAATGGTCGGGAGCTGTACCGCCTGGAGTTGCTCACCACCGGGGGCCGTCGCCAGTTTGAGCTGTCCTCCACCATTGAGCGCTACGACACCAGGATCGCTCAGTCGATCCTGGCCGACTTTCTCATGCTGGGGACGCAGAGGGTGGGATCCTACGCCCTCTCGGTGGACAAGACCCGGCTTTTCACCCTCGCTATCAGTGCGTACCTGGACGAGGTGGCCTCCGTGATGAACACCTACGCCATACCAAGGCTAATCGCCCTCAACGGCTGGGACACCGCCTACTGCCCGGAGCTGCGCCACGATGAGGTGGAGACGGTGGATCTGAAGGAGCTGGGGGACTTCCTGCAGAGCCTGAGCTCCGCGGGGGCCCCTATCTTCCCCAACGACGACCTGACCAGGTACCTGCTGGAGCTGGCTAACCTGCCGGCCCCACCGCATCCCAGCGCGGAGGAGAGGGCCGACTGAGGGCCAAGGGGGTGGTGGGCCATGCGCCGATGGGAGAGGGCCAGAGCCTGGGTACGGGCCGGCCTTCCGAGGGGGCTGGACTGGTTGCCGGTAGTCGGAATCGGGATTGGGATCGGGCTACTTGTAGTCTTGGTGGTAGTTATAGCGCTATCTATCGCTCAGCCGGTCCCTGGGCCGGGTGCCCCGCCGCCTGCCCCGGAGTCCGAGCCTCCGGGGTTAGTGGAGAGCGGGGAGGCTGCTCCATCCATGCAGAGGGTAGATTCCTCTGCGCCGGTGCGGGAGGAGACCCTCAGCCCTGGGGAGGTGACCGCCAGGGCCGCCGCCCCGCCTTCGCCTACTACTGGCAGCCCCGCCGTCGCGCAGGTCATCGACGCCTATCTGGCGAGGAGGAATAGCCCGCTGGCGGGATGTGGGGCGATCTTTGCGGAGGAGGGACTACGTACAGGCATCAACCCCTACCTCCCCGTGGCTATCGCGGGGGTGGAGTCCTCATTTGGGCTGTACTGCTTCGCGCCCCACAACGCCTGGGGGATGCTCGCCTATAGGGCCGGCTTCAGAAGCTGGGAGGAGGGGATCCGGGCTAACTTCGCCTGGCTGGCCCGGTACTATGGCGCGCCCCAGGGCGCCCGCGATTGCCCTGGGTACTGCGTGCCCAACCATCCCTGGATGGAGAAGGTGCAGAGCATCATCCAGGACTTGGAGCGCCTTGAGTCTCACATGGGGCTGTGAGGTGAGGGACCCGTGATCGTTTCGGTGAGGCCTCACTACCGGTGGATCGCGAAGGAGGAGTGGGACCCCTACGCCGCCATGCGGCGCCTCATTGCTCGCCTCACTAACCAGCTGGCGCGCCGGTACGACTTCACCATCCGCCCTGATCAGTGGCGAGATATCGCTACACGGCTTCTGTCCGTTCCGCATGTGGTAGAGGACGATGTGGTGCACGCCTTAGCTCCACTGCTCAGCGCCGTGACGGAGCACGCGACCGAGGTAGTGGGCGAGGCGCTGTCTGAGGCGACAGATGCTGCCGCCAGGCAGGAGCTGGAGGCCCTGCAGCGCAAGTTTGGCCGGGGCATGGGCGCGGCATTCGGCCCCGTGAGTGATCTCTCCCTGGTCGCGGTAAGTAAGCAGGCCGCCAGGCTGGTGCGTCACCTGGAGAGTACAGACCGCGAGGCCCTAAGCCTGGTCATTACGAGGGGGCTTGAGGGCGGCAAGCATCCGTACGAGCTGATGGACGACGTCCGGGCGCTGGTGGGACTGGACCCCCGGTATGCAGTGGCCGTGTGCAACTACGAAAACCGGCTAATCGCCAGGGGGCTTGACCGCCAGGTCATACGGGAGAAGGTGGAGGCGTATGCCGAGAAGTTGCGACAGCTCCGGGCCGAGAACATCGCTCGTACGGAGCTCATCACTGCGGCCAACGAGGCCCGCCGGAGCGCCTGGAAAGTAGCGGAGGGGGAGGGACTCCTGCCGGAGTTCTGTATCCGCAGATGGGTAATTACCCCTGATGATCGCCTTTGCCCCGCCTGCATGGCCATGGAAGGTCGGAAGGCTACGATTAGGGGGACCTATCCCGGTGGGGTGTCTGGACCTCCGCTCCACCCCGGTTCCTGCCGCTGTGTCGAAGTGCTGGAGGAGGTGGACGAGGAGGAGTACCGGGAGGTGGAGGGCGCTGCTGAGGAGCAGGAGGCGGCGGTATACGAGGCGCTACCGCCTCTTCGGCCTGCTAACCTTGACGAGCTGGCGGAGGGGATGACGGGCAGGCCTGAGATCGAGTACCATGCTACGCGGGATGCCGGGATATACACGGAGCCCCTCGTTAATAAGGCACGGGTGGCGGTCGCAAAGGAGATCCTTGGTGACGAGGCGCTTAAGCAGAAGTTCCGGGATGGGATGATCAGGTCAGGACTCTGGGCCAAGGGCACCCCAGTGACCACGAACAGCGTGGCCCGGGCGCTCAATGGCTGGTACGACCAGTGGGCAGGCTGGTCCGTTAACCCCCGATCCCTATCCCTGCAGCGTGCCGTGAATCGCCTATTCGGCTTAGGCGTCCCCGACACACTGGACGGCTTCCATATTGATCCGGCCGATCTGTGGAGGTGGGAGGAGTGTAGGCGGCTGGACGAGGCAGGGCTAGCTGCCGCCAGCGAGGCCGTTGCTGAAGCAACCTACCGCGTCACGCAGCGCAAGCTCCGAGAGATGGGGATCTCCGAGGTTACACTCTTCCGCGGTACGAAGTCGGAGGAAAGGACCAAGCTGAGCCCGCTGAGTGAGGCCAAGGTGGGTTCCCGCCCGCTCTCGTCCTGGTCAGCGGATCCGACTCTTGCCATGAGCTTCGCGGGGAACTTCGAGCATAGCGCCGTACTCGTTACGAGAGTCCCCGCAGAGCGCGTGTGGTCTATGTGGTCGGGATCGGGGTGGGGATACGAGTCGGGCTGTGAGTCTGAGTTCGTCCTCATCGGGCCCAGGAGCGGATCGTTCGACCGGGCCCTGGCGATAAGGGGGGATCTCGCCAACAAGGATGAGGACTGGGTGCGCCTGGTACGGCGCCGTAAAGCAGGAGAGGGACGGGCGCTGGGATAAGGCCGAAAGGAGGTGAGGCCGATGCAAATCTTCCAGGTGGACGCGACGCGGGAGAACGCGGATTGGCTGAGGATCGCGCGCGATCGGATGCTGCGCGAGGAGGAGAAGAAGGAGAAGGAGCGAAAAGCGCGCACCGCCGCCTCCGGAGGGAAGGAGAAGCCTCTGAGGGGCGGGCGCGGCTGAGTGGCGGGGGCCGCCCGCCGAGGATCCAGAGATCGAGGTGGTGGAAGATGGAGAAGGGCAGAGAGGGGCTGTCGGTGGAGTACCTGCAAGCTCTGGTGGATAAGGCGCGGGCGTA